TACATAAAGCATATTGGCAAACTCATTTCTTCTTTGATATATAGTATTACTGCCAATAGGATAATCCTTCAAACAATCCATCATAAAAGTTTCATCTGATTCTTCTAAAGGTCTATATTTGTAACCGTTACTTGTAGTTATTACTGTCAATTTTTACCTCCTCCTGATACATGAATCTGTGACAAAAGTGCAGATATAACTATGGTTTCACCTGAGTCATGAGTGACCGTTGCCTGTGCAAACTTCTGGTCGTTACCTGACAAATCTGTTGTGACACTTACAGAAAAGCTACTTGTAGAATCTGTTTGCTCTGTGCAACCACTGATATAGTCTGCGTTGCTGTTTGATACATTAACAAAAGACCACCTAAAAACTCCTGTTTCTGATGTTGTCCCATTGTCTGCTGTTATCGTTATATCAAAGTTAGTGCCTGCAGGTGAGTATACTGCTCCATCTTGCGTAACCCATTGTGCGGTTGTAGAAGGTGAAGCGGTAAGTACCGTTGTGAGTGCTGCATTTAATTGTGCGGCAGGTACTGCTCTTTGTACGTTTCCACTTGAGTCCAATCCTGCTAATGCTCTTTCAAAAGCTGATCTAGAATTAGCACCTGATATATATACGTTATCAAGAAAGAATTCACCAGTGAATCTGTTGTCACTATTTATGACTGCTGCTGCTCTGCTTGCCCCTGTAGTAATTGTGCCATTAGCAACACCGCCTACTGTGCCTGTATGGTTTCCTGAGGAAGTTCCTGTGTGATCTTCGCCAAGAATCGTAGCAGAACTTTTATTGTCTACATTATTTAAACCTACTGTAGATTTATTAGGAGAGACTTCAACCCAATTAGATGAACCTGTTGCACTTGCTCTGTACTGTCTATTATTGTCATTTGTGTCGTACCACAAATCACCAACTGCTGTTGCTGTAGGAGGATTGTTTTCTCTAAAGATCGTTATCTGTCTTTCGTCAGCTACGTTACCAAGACCGATACCTGTTTTAGTTAAAGTTGTAGATACCCATTCACCTGCAGTGACTTGATCTGCTCCTACAGATTCCGCTCTATAAACTTTATTGCCATCGTTGGTGTCCATCCATAAATCACCTATTGCGGTAGATGTAGGAGGATTGTCAGATGCAAATGTTGTAACTTGCGCTTGATTGAGTACGTTACCTAATCCTATAGCACCTGCTGTTATGGAAGTTGCCACCCACTGTCCAGAAGCCACTGCTGTATTACCTGAAGATGTTGCTCTATATATTTTATTGCCATCGTCAGAATCTATCCATAGATCACCTGCGTTTACTGAGGTTGGCACATTGTTTTGCAAAAATGTTTTAATGCCTGTTGCATTGGCATTTAAAACAGCCGCTAGTGTCGTAGGTGTGCCGCCTACTGTATGATTCACAACTGCAGTATAGGCAGAGTTAATACCTGTTCCTCCAACGTGCCTTGCTCTAAAATTATAGACAACACCCATCTCCATACCACCTGCTATGTTGATTTTAGTGACACCTTTTCCTGCTACTGTTTGTGTAAAGTATGTTGAACCACTGTTCTTTTTATATTGTATTTCTGTGCCTGTAACTAAGGGTGATGCACTATTTGTCCATGTTACAGTTGCAGATGTGAAGTTAAATGAATCCACGTCTGTACTGTCTGTAGCTACTGACAAGCTTGTAGGTGCGGCTAACTGAAACCCACCTGAGGCTAAATTACTACCTGCCGCTATATTTGCTTGATAGTCGCTTGTAGCAAAAGCAAAAGTTGATGCGGCAGTTTCTTTAAGCGCTAGTCTTACACCTAAAGTTGGAGTTTCATCTGTTTGCATTACTTCCATGTTTACAGAGATAACTTCAAATATTTTTTGTGTGTAACCTAATCTTTCATTAGTTACATACACCCAATCTGCAGGCTGCAACTTCATAAAAGATAAATCAACTAAGCAACTTAAAGATGTGGAAAGTCTTTGATTTTTTAGAGCAAGCCTTCCTATGCGCTGTGCCATTGTATGCGTAACGGTAAATGGCAACTGTTTTTCCATTTGTTTTACATAATTTGGTTTGTCATTTGCTGTTCCGTTTGGTGTATCTTCTGTTAAGAATGTTGAGTCTTGATATACAGGTGCATCTGCTGCTATGTAATTATTGGTAGAGTCTATGTATAAAGGCTTTACTGTGTTGTATAACTCACCTGAACCACTATTGGTAGACACATTGACAGGTGCTAACAAATTATCATCTGTAATAGTTAAGGAAGGTGTCTGTGTTGTTCCTGCAAAGATATTAAACTGTCCATTGGTATAGGACATCTTACCTGCCATAGCACTTAGTAGTCCTTCTATTACACCGTTACCGCTAGCACCAAAATTAGTAAATCCATTTGCTGTGTATTTTTTTTCTGTAGAACTGCCATCTGCTAAAGTAACTGCCACATCACAGGCATTGGCTGCCGCCGCTACACCTCCTGCATTTGTTGTGTCATTAATCTCTGCGCTTAAAGCCTTTAATCCGTAAGTTGTATCTGTTATGTAATCTCTTATGCACAAAGCAGGATTATCACTCCATGCGGTACTACTGTCTCTAGGATCAAAAACTTTTTTGCCTTTGACGACAAAAGACATATTTGGCATACCACCCCCAAACTTTTCAGGGTCAAATACGATTTGTATATAAACGTATGCACAATCTAAAAACTTATCTGAAGAGATTAAAGAACTTTGTGCAACTGCATAACCATTTGCTGCTGTCTGTGAACCATCCTCAAAGGAGAATCTTACCAATCTTCCATTGCTATCATATTTATTTTCATTTTCTGTATTTGAAAATTCTGAGTTGGTTACTGTATGTACTGTTGATCCGCTTATGGTGCTAGTGGTTGTAGTTAGGTCTACATCATTTAACCTTACACTTTCTAGGCTTTCTATTTCATGACCTGAAAGGACAACAACTGCGTGTAATAAAAAATTATCTGTGCCTGTTGTTTCCATGTGTACTATAGTGCCGCCAACACGACACTGACCATATATTAATTGTCTAGGTGCGGTAGGTGCGCGCGTAGCAAATTTACTTCCAAAATTACCACTTGTGGCATTTAATCCTTTTGAAGTCATACCACCTATTACAGAAGATAGAAGTGTAGTTCCAAATGTGAATACAGCTAAAGATGCAGCACCACCTAGACCAAATACTGAAAAAGCTATGTCTACTCTGCCTGTAGTAGCTACAACAAATATTACAAATGCTGCCGTTAATGCAGCCTTAACGTGCTTAGCCATCTATCCTCCAAGCCTTAACAACATCAACATTTTGTTTAACCACCAAACCATCATCATTGACACCTAATGCACTTACTCCATCAAAGACACAAGCAAGTTCGCTTTCTTCTCTGTAAACTCCAAAGTCTCCTTTTCTAATGTAAGCAGGTTCTATTGTATCAATACCTGTAGTTTTCTTAATTGCGTTATCTATTGCTGCAGCTAATCCTTTTCCTTTGCCGTATTTAAGAATACTCTGCATGGCTTCTTCTTCACTTTCCCATTTCCATGCCTTAGGTAAAAGATCTTTTTTTGTCATAGTTTTTATAAAACCATTAGTAAACATTACACAATCCCACTTACCCCATTCAAAAGGTGTGTTTATGTTTCTATTTACATAAGCATCAAAAGATATTTCCCAGTCAGGTATTTTTTTCATCTAATCTGGCACTACAGTGCTATCATGATTGTCAGGATGATTGCCTCTGCCTCCTGCATAGGCGCTATCTTGTTTTTGTCCCCATGCTATTTGTTTATCTGCTAGCTGTTGCACTCTATTGAATCCTGTATCACCATTATTGAGAAACTGCTGTGTTTCAAGAGTGTATCTGAGGTTGGAAGGTCTCTCTAAATCTACTAATCTGTTTTCACAATCTATAGTAATAGTTGCACCATCAGGTGTGTCATTTACAGTCAATGTTGTCATACGACCTTTAAACAATGTTAGTTCACCTGCGCTTTCATTAGAGCCGCCCATTTGAAAACCTAAGAATAAAGTAATAGGTCTATTTTGATAATTTTCTGTTAGAGCATAATCAAGAACAGTTGCATCCATGCCTGATAAAGCGATGGTTAGACCACTAGATTTAAGTTCTAAATCTTCTTCAACACCGCTTATAGATAATAGTGACCCTGCCCCTGTGTATGTTTCTGAATTGACTGTAATATCATCTGTGCCTGACCAAACTCTTATATCGTCTGTGTCAAACTCTGCCTTAACAGCAAAGAACATTATTTGTGCATCAGCACCAAGTCTGTTGGATATTGCTGTGTCTACACCTTGTCTTGTAGCCATTACACTACCTCAATACAAGAAAAACTTATTCCATATAGAGATGTTCTATCAGCACTCCAATCAACAGTGTTATCCTGTAATCTAAATAAACCTTTTGGGTTTTGGAATATTACAAAGTGTCCAGTTGCTAATGTTGATCTTAGCTTAGGTTCTGTTTGTACTGCATATTGATTCGGACTACCGCTTGTCTCAGTCGCATCTTCTACTGCCATGACTAACTGTACTGGATTAGCTGTAGCAGAAGCTGCACCTAGCACACCAAGATAATCTCCTTTCTTGATACCGCCACTGTTACTACCAGATGTTTTTAGATTTAAGCCTGTAGCACCTTTCACATTCATTTGTACTTTGCAACCACTTGTAGCACCTTCATTAACTAATACGCTATCTGTTACTACTTCAGTGTTGCTTGTCTTAGTGGTTATCTTATGAGTTCCATTGTTTTCTTCGTTAGTCATGCCTGTTATATGTATAAAGTCTCCAACTATTGCATTAGCGAATGTGCTTGCATTTGCAGTTATGGTGTTTGTATTTGTAACAGTCAAAGATACATTGGTGTTAGATACCCTATTCTCGGCTATTAGGTGCGTTGTACCGAACGATCCTGTGTTAGTTAAGGCATCAGGGTCAGCAAACTTAAAATGGTTTGTAGTACCTTTTAATTGCATTAGAAAGGATTGCCACTCTACAGCTTGTGTTCTGTTTAAAGGCGGCAAAGTTACGTCTGCAGTCCAGTATACCGCATCAAACTCTTGTGTTAGTTGTTTGCCTGTAAATGGTGAAGCTGTCTGTCCTATTGCTCTAAACAAGCTAAAGTTACTTCTTACAAAGTTAGGAGTTGAAGGCATTGTTATTATTTTAGCCACGTCCCATTAATCCTTTTCTAAATGAACCGCCACGCACTGCTGCTTCTAGCACCGCACCTTTTGTAACATCTGATATTTGGGGCAACATCTTCTGTACTTCTGCTCTTACTGTTGGCACTACACCAGTAGAGAAGTTTACAGATTGATTGACTATGATAGGAGAACCGCCCATAGCGTTCTTACTGTTCATATTGTTCATAATAGTACCACCTGTATTCGGTACAAAAA